TCGGTTCTTCTTATGCCCTTTTTAGAAGCACTCATTTTCAATTTGGTTTCTTCAGTGTGTTTGTGTGATATTCCCATTCTAATTTCAGAAAGGTATTTCTTCATTTCACTTGTATGTTTATAACCAATAGAGCCATCACCACCAATTGTCATATTATACCCGTTTTCATAAGAATTATATTCTTTTATGAAGTATGGTTCCATTACAGACAAACAATGTTCTGCATCCTTAGATTGATATATGACTTCCCAAACGATATTATCCCAACCATATTTTCTTATGGCACAATACAAAGATTGTTTTCCATTCAAACTTCTTTGTTTATGTTTATATTTTCGGCTAGGCCAAGAAGAATCAAAACCAATGTAAACTTTTCCATTTACAATATTAGTGGCTTTATAGATAGAATAAATATCCATGCTGACATTCCTTTACAATGTTAGAGTAGGTAGATACTGGTAATATCGTGACCTACACCTATTTATTACAAAGGCAACTTAGATGATTTCTTGATTAGGTTAACTGATTGTGCTTCTTCACGGATTCTTGCTTTGAGGTATGGAGAAATCAAGGTGGCAGCCACCTCAATTTCAATACCAGTATCATCACAATGTTGAACAATGGCATCCATACAATGAATAGAGTGTGTATTGGCCAATGATTCAATCTTCAATGAGAAGTCACGGATTTCATCTTTAGTTGGCATCACTTAGCCTTCAATGCATAGACCATGCAAAGATTATCTGTCTGTGTTGCATATGCACACTTAACAGAGATGGGGTCAATACCTTTTTGAATGGCGCTGTCCATATTGCCTGCCATGTTGTTTCTGTCATTGATGTTCGACAAATAACCACTAATGATTACCGATACGATAACAATGGTGATACACGCCAATGAAGTAATAACAACTTTCATGTATGAATTTTGGTTTTCCATATTAAATGATTTCCTTGTTTCGGTCAATTGAGTCTTTGTTGGATCGGTAGAAGATGTGCTGTCCGATTTGCTTGACTTTCTGCAAATGATTCCACCCAGGATGGATGTAATCTGCATGGTAGTATGTCGCACCTTCTGTAACATCTTTTTGCCTTTCATAATTAACAACCAAATTGGTTGCGAGATCCAAGATTTCATTATACAACCTTTTATCTGTGATTGGCAAGCCCTTACCATCTTTCTTTTCGCAATACCAAGAGAACTGACATGTACCGCCTGTCTTTTGTTTCACCACGGAACAAATATCTTCACCATAACCGGATTGTAAACGGTTAATTGTAACGAAAGCAACGGCCTTCTTACCATCTAGTGGTTCGTGTGCTGCTTCGTGATAGATATTTTGTGCCAAACAATTCACTTGAATCTTAGTTTCCTTAGACAGTGCATCATATGTGGTCTTAAACGGCAAGTTATATGTGTTTACATTCACACAAGATAACATCAGAATGATTGCTGAAAAGAATACTGCTACAAGTATAAATCTACTTTGCATGTGATTCTCCAGTTAATTGGGTGGGTTTTGTAAGAACCCACCGAAACTTATTGGACTCTTAGAAAGAGAACTTTGCGCCTACAGCAACAGTATTACCGTCAAACTTCTTGTAACGTGAAGGACCATCTTGATAACGATAGTCAGCAGTCAAAGCAACGGCCTTTGTAACTGGAACGGTAACGCCAGCACCAACTTCGGCAACAAAACGGTCATCTTGCTTGATGGCCTTTGTGTCAAGATAGCCAACGCCGGCCTTAGCTGTCAATGTTGCACCATTGAATGTGATAACATCATAACCAGCAGTTGCAACCAACTTGTCTAGGTTACGTTTGATTTCACGGTCAGCTTCAGCAGTAACGCTAAACTTACCAAAGTGTTCACCAACAGTCAAGCCAAAACCATTACGGTCTTTCTTGCTGCTGTTGTCGATAGAACCATTAACACCAACTTCAACGGCTGATGCAACTCCAAATGCAGCCATCAAAGTGGCCAATAGAACTAACTTTTTCATTAAAAACTCCTTTAAGTTAAAAAATGCCAACTGATTGAGTGATAAGGACAGTTGGCGAAACCTCAGCTTAACCTCAAGCGGCTAGGCGGTAAACGCTTTCATTTGCATTTATTTTTGATTTAGTGTTTACGTCAACTCTGACGGATAGCCTAATATAATACTTGTTACCCTGTCGAAACCATTGCATCCCCATCATAAAAATTCAGGCTTAGATTATGTGGATGTCCGTGATACCTTAGTCATCTTCATTAACGCACGGCGCAGGCCTGAATTTTTATGGTGGAGATGGGGAGAGTCGAACTCCCGTCCAGAATACTTTTCTTATACCAAGTTTACTATCATTATTAGCGCACCGCTTCGGTGTGCTTACCTTTGACAGACTTCTTTAATAACTTCAACCAAAATTTCTTGGCTTTTTCTAAGTTATGTTCAAATTCTGCACGATTTAGTTTTTGGATTAATTTTTTGATTTTCATTGATTTGGTACCAATACAATTCGTTTAGTGTTAGTCTGAGGGTCAAACATCTCTTGCCAATGATAACCTGGTGGTGGTAATTGAACCGTAGGTTGTGGTGGCTGAATGTATACTGGTGGTTGTTGAATGTAAACCGGTGATTGTTCAACCATAATAGGTCTAGGTTGTGATGCAAGTTCAGCACCAATCACAACACCAGCAGCCAATGGCACCCAACCAACACTAGGACCACCCCAATGGTGATGAGGACGATAACAACAATAATCAGCAGATGCTGCGGTTGCTAAGGTCGCCAATAAGAATAAAGTAATAAATTTTTTCATGGTGATATTATAACCTTTCTTGGAAAGTTTGTCAAGCGTTAATTGCTTTATATACCACAAGACCAGTAAAACTAGTCATCTTCTCTTGAACCTTGAATAAATTATGATGATAACCTATTTGTTCATTCACATCCACACTAGAATCGTATGGATCATTGAGTTTATTTAGGAGATTTACCTTATTTTGCACATCCTGAGCAACTGCCTCTTCTAAGGTGTCAAATTCCAATTCAGTTTTTGCAAAGTTATCCACAGCCAAATACGTTGATTTGTAGTATTCTGGATGTAATCTTTTCTTTACACGGTCAAAAACATGGTGTGAAAGGTGTGTTTCTTCCCAATCTTCCAACCATTCAGGTTTACCTTTTGATGCAATGAATTCTTTAATCTCACCATTAGGTTTACCGAACATATTTGCATTTTTAAGGAAGTTTACAACATCTGGACACATACCAAAAGAAACATATTCTCTTTCTGTTAAAATGGTTGTGTCATCAAAGTCTATTGGTTTATTCATGATTGTGGTAGTAATTGATTGCTTCGGCTAAGCCATCAATATGATCCTGCACATTCTCTTTAAAAATTAATGGGTCTGAATCTTTGACAGCCATGATAATGATTAAGTTATTTATTGGTCTGCCAATCATTTCTTCATACATGAGGCTGTATGCTGTCGTTTGCCAGAAGTAATCAAGAATATCTTCTCTCTTTTTTACTCTTGATGAGGTTTTAAAGTCAATAACTGCCAATTCACCTTCATATTCTGCAATACAATCAACACGACCAGCCATTCCCAACTGTTTAGACCACAATGCAGCCTCTTGGTAATGAATGTTGTTAATCTTATTGAGATATGGTTTGATAGACAGGAAGTATTCCAAGGCATCTGGCATGATGCCCTTCATGTAGTCTGCCTTGTTGTTCAGGTAGTTCTCACAAATGGTGTGGACGTTGGTTCCACGACTTGTGGCTTGCTTACTGATACGATTGGCTTCTTCTTCACCAACACGTTTACGCCATTCAAATATGGCCTGTTTCTTCTGTGCACCGAGAACGGTGGTTACAGAGGGTAAACGAGTACCATCTTCAAGAGTATAGTATCGTTTACCGTCAGGAAAAGTTTCAGATTTTAAGTCACTAAGTTCCCGTGGAGGGCAATAATTAAATGTCATAATAAAAAATGAAGTATCAAACTTCTATTGTTTCAGGTATTCTAGATTCGTTTACAATACCACGGTATTTTTTGAGAATATTAACCATTCTTGTGTTGTCTTCTAATGCCATAATTTCGTGAGGTTCATTTTCTCTAAATTCAATGATTTGTCCGGCTGAAGCCTCAAGTTCCCAATCATGTGAATATGCTTTTATTTTACCTTTAGCAACTATACTAATGTGTATATCTTCTTCAAAATGTACATGCTTAGGTAAAACATCACCTTTTTTCTCAAAATCATATATTGCACCAAGAATATCTCCTGTTGCTAAGTTTTTAACCGATAACATCTGGTGTACTCCCATTCGCTGTCACATCACGAGGTTTATTCATAGAAATTGTTTTATAATTTTTTAAGAATTCAATATGTTCATCTGTCATTTTTTCAATGTTCCAAACTCTTTGCCACTGACCATTTGGTAATTGTATAGGTGCAGATTCTGTAATGATTTCATTATTTGATACATTGACTGTGGGTCTAGGTGTGTCCAATACTAAAGCATATTCTGAAGGACAAGGAAATGTATCGCCTGTTTGATCCTCTGTAATTTCAGGATGCTCAAGGCGAATATCACCTTCGTGTAAAGGATATTGTTTTGTTGACAATTTTATAAAATTACTCATAAAGGACCTACTGTATTTGATGATAATAGACTGCCTACACTATAACGCGTTGCGGAATTCCCCGCTACGGTGACGCAAGTAATACCTTGATAATTTGAATTGTTAACTGAAGCTGATGTGGAAACAGTATCTGCAAATTCCGAAATTGATGAAGCACCACCACATTGCATATTCAATCCAGATACGCCTGTTCCGTAATTAAAACCACCTGATGTTTTAGCTCCAGCTGCATCAAGTTTATAAACCGTAGCCACAAATCCGGAGTTAGTACTATTATTAAGACATCCTGCCATAAAAATTGCGCCTTCCGCATCAATTCCTAATGTAGGTGGTTGGCTATATCTTGATACAGTAAAGGATCTTTGATATTGTAAGACACCAGAACTATTATATTTCAGCAAGTAATAAGTATAACTTGGATAATTGGAAAAACCTGCAACATAAAAATTGCCAGAACTATCTACAACACCACTAGAAAAAGTACCTTCAGCACTACTTCCACCAAAAACTCTAGCCCATTGCAATGTCCAAGTGCCGCTGACTAAAGACCATTTTTGACAGGCGAAATAAGGAAGGCCAAAGCCACTCGATTGGCCACTACCACCATAAAAATATAAATTTCCTGAATTATCTAAAACAAAACCTTGTAGATTGGTGTAACCATAACCATTACCATCTCCAAATCTTTGTGATTTGGTTATAGTATATGAAGAATTTCTTGTTTCAATAAAATATTGACCTTGGGCAAAAGAAATAGTGGTAAAATTACCAGAAGTGTCTATAAAGCCGCCAGAAAACCATGCGTTGGAGTAATTTCTATATTTCGCATCTTTACCTGCAACGTGTGTACCAGAAGTTGAAAATCTACCCACGTAGTTATATTGTACGATTCCACAACAAGAGCAACAGAGTGCTCCTCCATAACCCAAATTAATAGTACATGAACTGTCGATATTAATAGAGCAAACATGTCCATAACAATATACACTACAATTATTTCCTCTAATTTGGTACGACCAACAAAGACCTAAACAAGGTATTTTAATTTTTTGCAAAAACGCCGCTGGCCAACACGCTGTTCTTCCGCCCATATACATTGCACATCCTTTTATGATAGATGTTGGAGTATAATTTCTACCATTAGTTCCTACTGCAAATTTATAATAATAATTTGTTATATATGCAAGAGTCTTCGATAATTTCAAAACTCCAGCATGTGGATAAAGACAACTTAGCTGAGTTTGTGATGTAACATAGACATTACATGATGAATCAAAACCAATACTTCTTGGGATCATGCCAGTATTACAGATATTATTCGTTTGCGCGGCATACAAATAATATTTCACATTACTTAAACCATAAAAAGTATTAAATGCTATTTGACCACTAGCAATGCCTGCTAAGCCCCTAACATTACTATCATTTAATGAAATTTGAGTAGTTCCATTACCACCCAATTCAATCTCAATTGACTGGCCAGTTGTTGTTCCTGCTAAACTAATTGGTCCTGTTGAATTAATTGTCATTTATTTTCTCTTTATTTTGTGACTCTAACATTTCTTCAATAACATCATTC